AAAGTTACATAATTATAAACCTGTAGGGGGAAAAGTGCCCCTACAAGTTTACTTTCTGGATGTTTACCCTCTCGAAGGATACTGATTACCTTCTTTCCTTTTCGTCCAAGCAGTCGCTCCATATCCCGCAGGTTTCACATTCCTTAAAATCTTCGGCATCTATACCAAAGCGATGTCCGTGAGGACATTTGTTTTTACCCCCTGTAGGTTTCTTTGAGGTATCTTTGCCAGGAGCAGGTTTAGAACTTCTGGACATTCTCGATCTTGGAGCCTCTTCCTCTTCTTCCTCTTCATCATCATCAGGCTCTTCTTCATCCTCTTCCTCTTCCTTTTTTGAGGGACGGGGTTTTGTTCTTGAAGATGTTTTTCTAGCAGAAGGTCTGGTATCTTCTTCCTCTTCATCATCGTCATCATCAGTTTCCTCTTCCTCTTCCTCTTCCTCTTCTTCCTCAATCTTACGCCTCCGTGGAGTACTGGAACGTGTTTCAGTATGACGTTTTTCTCTCTTCGACCTTGGGGTTTCCTCTTCCTCTTCTTCAATATCTTCCCCAACCTCTTCTGTATCTACCTCAAAGAACTTCGCCTGAAGCTCATCATAGGGGAGAATATTTATAACGTCATCGAGTTTTGGGACTTCTTCCAGAATGGACTCATCATACGCTTCTTCCCTCTCTTCAAAGTCTATACGACTTGCTTCTGCGTAAGGCTTACCACCCCCAACAGTTGAAGAATCAAAGCGAACTTTGAGGGTCAAACCTTCTTCAAGGTCCGGGAATATCTGAACGCTATCATCTGTCTGAATCTCTTCATTGAGGAGTTTCTGGAAGTTATAATCTGCAATATCGAAGATATGTGGAACGGCTTCCTCTTCCCTGTCATTGAGTGGAACTACTACATACAGATTCCTCTTGGAAGGACGGAGAGCTTTGATATCTTCCTTGTCAGCTCCCTGTTTCTGAAGCTTGACCCGGTATTCACATATTGGACAGGGTTTCTTGGCTGTCATAAGAGGGCATATAACAGTATCATTCCCAGCTCCAACTTTACGGTGAGTCCATATTGGAGATTTGTACCACAGAGAACCTTCAACAGCTATTTCTTCCTCTTCATTGCGGTCAGGGTGTTTTTTGCTCGTAACCTCATAAGGAAGGATGTCAAGTAGAACGTTGCGGCTGCCCGGTTTGGCACTCCATACGTTTACTCCTTTGGGAAGGTTAAGGTATCCATATGAAGAAGCCTCTCGCTGCTGACGGGCGACATCCTTACCGACCTTTCCACTAAATCTACTTTTTGTTTTCTTCATTGTGTTCTTTTTTAAGTTTATTTGATCTTTTCAACAGAAATTTCTCTCCGAAATAAGTCCATACTCGTATCTGAATATAGCTTGCAACTATAGCTATTACCACAAGACAGATAATACCTATTCCAATCCACTCAATTGTCGTCATCTTCTCTCCTAGTTTTACGGGCCATTCTACTTTTTATTGCGGAATTAGCTGAACGGGTGCTTTCTGCCTGCCGGACTTCAAATGAAAGGTCCCTGGGCATTTTAGGTCCTGCAAAATACTGCTGTCCATGTAAGCGGACGAGGTTCTCTAAAGCATCCTTACGAGCATCAAAGGCCCGAACAGCACTCTGGGCTATATCAGATTCATACTTGGCTTCAAGATAAGCCTTATTGGCTTTCTGATAACGGGAATCTGAAATGATAGCTGCTAGAACAGTAGCCTCCGTAATCTTTGCAATATCAAAGGAATCCGGGTTCATACGTACTTCCTTGTCCAATTCAGCTCGCATAATGTCAAGCTTTTCCTTGGCAATATCGGTTTCCATTCGCATTTTCGCTGCGTGTTGAGCATATCGAAGCATCAGCTTTGGTTGTCCTAACCACTCTACATCAAGAGCAGTCTCGTCAATTTTAATGTCCTCTTCGTAGTTCATATCTTACTTCTCGTAGTTAGTTTTATTGTTTGCTTTATATCTTCCATTCGTGCATCAAAGCGTTTCATTCCTACTAGTATATCATTGTCAACAATAGATAATCTATTGCGGATGTATAGTAGTTGTTCCTCAAGCCAAACGGCATAGTCAGCATCCGATTCAGGGTATTCTCCGGTATCGAAACGATATTCAAGTTGTAAATCTATCCGTGTCATATTTATCCTTTTACTACTGAATAACAAGCATATACGACTCCGGGGAATCCTATGTTGTAAGTTGGCTCCCAGAAAGCTTCTATAATAGCTGCAGCCCGATCATGTTCATTGCGAAGTAGAGTGGACTGACAATAACCCAAAACCATCCTACGAATGTTTTCAGGTTCCTGATCTCGTATGGAATCCAGTATAGTTTTCACCTTCTTCCAATTGCTATTGTCCATCAAAGCCCTACAAAGGTTTATAACTTCCCCCTGTTGAGCTGCAGTCTGACGAGCGACTTCCATTCTCTGCTCTGCAGGGGCGTTAATAACCTGTTCGAGAATGTTAATTGCATTTCTAGGTAATCCCAGACTATCCTGAATGATCTGATCCTGTATTTCATCTTCGAGGGCTATCCCTTCAGCCATTAGGATTTTTCTGAACATTCCCTTCATTTGGGAATCGTTCAAGGGTTTTACCTGTAATTGGATACAACGCCCTTTTATAGTCTCCAGTAGCTTATTTGGTTCAGTCGTGCATAAGACAAAATAAACATGACTTGGGGGTTCTTCCAATATCTTCAGTAAAGCGTTCTGTGCATCGTTAGTAAGTTTATGACACTCATCTATGATCCAAATCCGGTTAGCAGATGAAGTAGCCATATACTGACTCTTCTTTCGCAGGTCCCGAATCGTATCAATGCCTCTGAAATCGGCACTATCAATCTCTCTCCGGTCCTCTCCTTCACAACCAAGCCTCTTGGCTATGATGCGGGCAATGGTAGTCTTTCCACATCCGGTCTGACCATGAAGTAAAAAGGAATGAGGACATGTTTCTAGGTTAGATAACATACCCTTCAAAGTATCCACAATGTCTTTATTCCCTTTAATCAGGTTTAGATCATCTGGGCGGTATTTTAATGCTAAACTCATAATTATTTTTCTATATTATACAAATAATTTTTTATTTACTTTTCCTCTATCCACGGAGAGTCTACAGGATATACTTCCATATCCACTTCCAATGGTATGATAATCCATTTCCAAGTAGCAGGAAGGTCCTCACAAGTAATCTTGTGAATCTTCTCCTTGAGATATTCGAGTTCCTCCGGTAATACATCCAAAATCATAGAGTCATGTATTTGACCGATTAAACGGCTTTGTAATCCTTCGCTGAGGAGTAACTTGTCTAGCTGTATAAACGACCAAAGGAGACAATGAAAAGCAGCCCCCTGAACAGGGTAGTTAATACTATCATTACGACTCATCGGACCCCAGCATCGGAATCCGGTAAACATATCTATGTAGCCGTACTTTTTATAAGTCTCATACCAACGATCTTTCCAAGCGGTATAATCCGGGTAACGCTTTTCCCAAAAGTCCGTCTCAATCCGTTTAATATGATTTTCAAAAGCCGAAAAGGATTTAATACCCTTGGATATAAGATGATCTGATATATTCCCTTCTTCGAAAGTAACTCCCATCCCTTTAGACCATTTCCCTTTGGGAAGTTTGCACCAACCATTAGCTATGTTAGTAGCACAGTTCTTAAAGTAGTCTCCATAAAACTGCGGGAATACGAATCCATTCTTTGCAGCCTGTCGTAGAACTTTATGATCTGATCTAGACTTATCCAACGAATCCAGAAGGAATATCTCACGGGCCATATCAGCGTGCATATCCCCGTGCATGATATCATATTCTAGTTTTGGATCACGGTTGTAGCAGTAGGAAATCCGCACTTCCAACTGTCCATAGTCTACCTCTAAAAGCTGATGCCCCGGTCTAGGGAACAGGGCCTTTCTACAGATAGAATACATTTCCGCATCACGTTTAGGTATATTTTGAAAGTTAGGGCTGTCTGAAGAGGAGCGGAAAGTGCGGACTAAATGTAGATTGAAGAACGGGTGAATATACCCGTCCACCTGTTCCCTAGCAAAGGCTTCCAGGACATCAAGAGCTTTCTTATACTTATTTCGCTTAACAAGGAATTCCAATTCAGGTATAGCTAGTTCCTGCAAGGCTTCTTCATCTGTGGAACCCTTACCGGTATCAGTAAACCTAGTTGGTTCTATTTTCTTTACTCCGTAAAGGAAGTTACCCAACTGTACTCCAGAATTGATATTAACCTTGCCTTTGGTAGAGTGTTCCCAATGGCGGTATAGAGAGGTGGCTTTAAAGGAATCTTCTAGCTGTTGCATTCTACGGGCGAGTTGAATACGTTTTCTTTCAACGTATTCCATATCCACTCGAATCCCCTGCCTTTCAGCTCGTGCTAGGGCTAGAATTCCATCATGCATTAATCGGTAGGCTTCTTCTGATCTGACGTGGGTATCCATTCTTTAAATCGTTTTTCAAATGTTTTTACTATTTCATCTACTTTACAACTGAATACGGTATCAGACATTTCTTTCAATCCCTTGATTATTTTCAATTCATATTCAATATTATTGTAATTCTCAAGGGTTATCCCACATTTGTTTACAAAGTCTGCAAACATACATAGTCTTGAATAGACAGCACTTCCGTACACTTTATGCACTTGTTCGGCACTATGCCTTCCTACTAACCATAGTAGAAAGAACGTGAGTGCTAATGCCCCCAAGAGGACCAAAATTTGAGCACTTGTAAGAGTCTCTTCCATCGTTCTTCTTTTTTTATTAGTTTCTGTAAAAATTCATGACGTAGTTTTCTTTCTCCCATCGGCCACCAATATGGTTGATACTTATATGCATCATCTGGTTTATATTTTGTTATATAGTCATGTAAAACTCTTTCTTCAGATGATGTTATTATATTAAGTAATAGAAGACGTCTAATTAATAGACACAATCCCGAATAAAACAATGGACCATCAATTTTTTTGTCCAGAAGTTCTAATAACTCAATAATTGATCTGTCTTTCATGATTAGAAAGGTAATAAGATTTCACTTTGCTGTAACATAGCTAAACGATATTCGTATAT